AGGCATGCTTAATGCATGGGCCTGGCGTAAACATTCTAAAATACTACGAGCCAAACAGGGTAAGGAGTTGGAAGAACTGATACGGAATCAAGAGAACAGTGCGTATCTGGAGGAGTTAAAGAAAAAGCTATGACGGATGGTAGACGTTGGGATGGTAAGTCTAGGGTATCTAACGATGTGTATCGTAAGAGATTCGATGAGATATTTAAGAAAGAAAAAACACTATCTGAAATGTTAGAAGAAGGTTTTAAAGAAGAACAGGAGGAACGATCTGATGATGAGTGATGAAGACATACAAGAATATCATAACATAGGTCGTAAGATACCGAAGAGTGAGAAGTACACCTACGTCGACGCTACAAGGCACGAGGACCAAGGAACACGGCTCTATGATGTAAATGGTTCTAGACTTCCAAGCGTGACTACGATATTAGGAGCCACCAAAGATCAACAATTTTTAAAAGATTGGAAGGCCAAAGTTGGAGAACAGGAAGCAGAACGAATCAAAAATATATCTAGTGCCAGGGGGACAGCTATGCACAAATTCCTGGAACACTATATTCTCGGAACTGGCTACGATGATCTTACAGAACTCGGACAGAAGGCGAAAACCATGGCCGCGAAAGTTATTGACGTGGGTCTTACACCAGTGGAAGAGTGGTATGGTTCAGAAGTCACTCTATATTATCCTGGGCTTTATGCTGGGTCTACTGATCTAGTCTGTCTTCACAATGGTCGTGAGACTGTTGTTGACTTCAAGCAGGCTAACAGGCCAAAGAAGAAAGAATGGATTGAGGATTATTACCTGCAGATAGCAGCATACGCCATGGCTCATGACTACGTGCACAAATCAAAGATTGAGCAAGGAGTTATTATGGTATGTACTCCTGATTTATATTACCAGGAGTTTAGAGTCGAGGGACCTGAATTAAGGCGCTATAAACATGAGTTTTTGAAAAGATTAGACAGATATTATGACCTAAAACATGATGAGAAAGAGAAAGCAAAAGTGAATATGAACCCGGAGGATTTTTTTAATGGAGCGTGAGATAGAAGGCTTTTACTACGACGGCGAGAAGTCGTGGATATTGTACAAAGATGAAAATGGTAATAAAACAAAGGAGGAATGGAAAGATGAACAATCAGATTAGAAAGGTTCTAACAAAGAGATACGAGGCTGATATTGCAGATGCCAAGTATAAGATAAAATGCTATAGCGAGCATGAGCTGGTGATACCAGAACATCCTGATATTACGGCAGAAGTTGACAAATTACTGATGAAAATGGCAGAAGCAGAGGATAAGTTGGCAGTAATAAGTCTACATTATGGCGAAAATGAGGCAGAAAATACAAAGCATAAGATTCTGTGACAGAATTAAAAAAAATATTTTTTTCTCTCGGAAATAATTTGTCCAAGTGTACTTTTGACTGTTTTACCGCATAAAATAAGGCTGAAAGTGGGACACTTTTTGGTACACTTTTTATTTTTGGTACACTTTTTAATGTACCATCAAATTTCGGTTCACGCGCGCGAATGCATATTTTAAAAAAATAAATCTGTGATATAAACTTATATATGCCTAGGAAAAGAAGAAAAGCTATCGCCTCAATAACTCCCGAGATACCTTATCCTAAAGTCCGTGTGGAGTGGATCGACTGTGTGAGTGATTCGGGCTGGGCTACAGAGAAAGAGTTTGATAAGATGAAACTAGCAAGACCTGTAAATGAAGGTTGGCTATATTCTAAAGATAAAAAATCTATAAAACTATTTGCTTCTTATGATAGAGAAGATGATGGTAGTTTTAGTTTTGGGGATCGGACGATGATTCCTCGGGACTGGGTAAAGAAGATTCAGAAGATTTAGATGGAGTCACATCAATTATCTGTGCATAGTCGTCTAGGATTTGTTTCATTTTGGCTTCTAGTTCTTGTTCTGACATATCTTCTAACTTTCCAGTTTTTATTATTTTTCTGTCTATGTATAGTCCTGCTGCCTTACCTCTGTTCGCTTCTGCGTTTACAGCAGAAGAGAAAGAACCTTTCTTCAAAGCGGCCTCACGTAATCTAGCTAGCTCTGCTACATGTCCTTCGTAAGTGACCTCATGTTTTCTTAATCTTTCTTCTTTTAATTCACCAATGTATTTAACAACAAGGGGTGAATATTTTGGATTGGTAAGTTCTGATCCTTCGCGCATAGCTCTATCTTTGCTATAGCCCGCAGCAATAGCTGCTTCACGTTTAGTCATAGGTCCTTCAGGTCCACCGAATACTAAAAACTCGGCGAATCTCTGTTGCATTTCAGTTAATCTTTTTGGTACTCCCATGATTGACAATTTAAGGGAACTATCCTATAAAGTCAATACATGAAAGATGACAGAGGAGAATTAGATTTAACCAAACAAATAGATAATCTTAAACTTACAATTAAGATGTATCAACAGTTGTTAGTTGATGCTCAGAAACAAATTAGTTTTTGGAAAAAATTTTGGCATGAAGATCAAAAGAAAGAAAATCTCTTGCAAGGTTATAAAAAAGTGATAGAGGATTTATCTAACAAGTTAAGACGAAAAGATTCATGAGAGTTCAAGACTTGCAACAATTCTTAGGTCAATTTACCAAAGGTTCTGACGCAGTAAAAAACGCAGTTATCTATGTGGAGATAAAAGGAAAGTTGCATGCAATCCGACGTATGGAAGTGCATGAGAATGCGGTTCCAATCATAGGCCAGCCAGGTCACAGCGCTCACAGATTAGTTTTAAAAACTGAAAAACCTTCGAGTCTTATCTTGCCAGAAAAACTTCAACGGGACTACTAACTTCCCTTGAAACCAGAACAGAAATTGTATGCAAAAATTAAAAAATTTATACCTGAAATATCGTGGATCAGACTTGAGAACATTAGTTTATCCGGTACTCCTGATCTATTGGGCTATAATACTTCTGGGCACTTTTTCACAGTAGAACTGAAGGTATGCAAGGGGAATAAAATTAGATTCTCACCACACCAAATAGCCTTCCATGTTAAGCATCCTAACAACTCATTTATCTTGGTAGAGAGCCTTGATCAAAGGTGCTTGAAACTTTTTGAAGGAGCCCGGATCCAGGAGCTTGTTGCTTGCGGCTTTAAGCTTGAGCCTTTGTGCTTGGGGCTTGAAGCTTGCCGCTTGAAGCTTGAGACTTTGTAAGCTTGTTGCTTGATGCTTGAGGCTGTTGGCCCGGACCAGGGCGCACGCTTTGAGTGGACGTCTCCGTTGCTCGCTTGCTAATGGCCTGATCCGATTTATTACGCTTGCGTAATTCTTTATAATACTTTGGATGTCTAAAAACTAAAGTCATTTTAATGAGCTGTATATTGTATTGTTTTAATTGAAGGATCCCAACAAAGTCGACAATCTTTACAGTGTGGCTTTCCATCTTTGTCTAGTTGTCGTGGAGCTGGACAGTTGCCGCCTTCAGTCACCACCTCTGAACTATGAGGCCACGAATCAGGCGCCCGCTGGTTCACCATGGGCGCACTAAATCGTATGACTAAATTGTCGGGCTTGTCTTGCAAGTGTTTCTTGATCCAGGCCTCACGGGTCGGCAACCAGTGACGCTTTGAAGGTGTTAACTTACATACCGCGTAGATCTTCTTTAAATGATCTAGGTCCTGGACGTCGCCTGAATCGTGCCATCGAAACACATCGGGCTTCTTGCTGTTGATCAAGTGTGCCATGGCCTCGACCCATTGCGGGCTCTTTGTTGCTTTCAGTCTTCGATATTGTGCATCCTGAACAATTTTGAAAACATAACAACCTTTTAGAGCGTAGCAATCATAACAGACTGAGCCCTTTACTTGCTGGAGCTTGCCGCCAGTTTTGCATTCTTTGGCAGGTAAACCTATCGACCAGCCAGGCATCTTTGAAGGCTTTGACAGACCTCCGACTATTTCCCATGCTTCACTTGATTTCATAAGATAACCAGCCTTCCGCCTCATCAACACCCATCATAAAATATTTAAGCTGTTCTTCTGTTTTAAATTTATATGTTTTCTTTTTTTGTTTCTGGCCTCCCCAGATAATAGTTATTTTTTTTGTTTGCATACTTTCTCCTTTATATTATAGGACACAATATCATTGTAATGTTTTCTTGTCAAGCTTGCGGCCTGCTGCTTGCAGCTTGCGGCTTGTCGCTTGTAGCCGTTGGCCTCGAGCCAGCGCCAATGATTTATTAAAATCACTGGGCTTTCAATTTTTCTAGTCATAATTCCTTTCTGTTGACCAGTGAGATTCGCTGGCATTGCTAAGAGGCCGTCTGCTCACTGATCCCAGGTCCCGCATCCTACTGGATCGCCACAGGACCAGGGATCAGTTCTAGTTGTGCAAGATGTAGGGTGACAGCCCTTTATAACACACAACCAGAAGTTGTCCCAATAAATTAGAAACGAGGTGTGGTAAAGCACCTAAACTAATTTATATAAATCCAATATAATACTTGACTATCCTATTGTCAAGTGATAAAAAACATTTATGCAAAAAAATAATACAGAAAGAGGAAATATGACTAAAGAAAAAAAAATAACACTTAACTCTGAAAAGAGAAAAGTTATTGCCGATCAATTTCAATCTTTTTACGAGGACAAAGTAAAAGATAAATTGGTACAAGCAAAAGAACAATATAACCTTATCCGAGAGAAAGCTAAAGAGCAAATGGAAAAGGTTGTAAGGTTTCATCAACCACAAGAGGACATTGATACAATTAGAAGAATGATCTCAAAATATAATAGGTCAGGTGGTGAATTGTATGAGGATAATTGTTTTTATGTTCAAAGTCCAATTCAAAAAGTAGATGATGAGGGTAGAGGATATACTGATGATAGGGAAGTTCATGTAAGATTTGACATGGGTAGAAAATTTGCAAGAGCATATTATCGTGATGAAATAAAAGCGAAAGGTCTTAACCCAGATTTTCATTTATCTATCAATGATGACTACTCAAAAAGAAATCCAAAATATTACAATGATGAAAGTGCGTGTAATAAATTTTTAGGGTTTCAAACATCTTCAAATGATGACAAGTCTATAACTACACCTAAATCAAAGTGGGAAAATGATTTCAAACTTTGGACAATCGGAACATCTTATTGTCATTCAAGACAATTTAAAGTTGATGAGAACACTTTAAACTTTTTTAAGATGTATCGTGCTAGTGCTGACAATGTAATTAAAGAGCATGAACAAATGTATAGTTATGTTGAGGGCAA